AATTACAAGTCCGTGATCTATCTTCAAATAGTGTGGCATTAACCCTTCAAGGAGATGTTAAAGTAGTACCATTTAATACTTCTACTGGTGACAATGCTCCATATTCAGAAGCAGATCATGGTAAAAGTGCTAAAATAGAAAGTTCTGGTTCGAATAGACTAACATCTCCAATAACAGCAATGGGCACTGGAGATTTTACAGTGTCAGGTTGGGTATATACAACTGGAAGTAATAATCCAGATATTATTTTTGACACTAGACCTATAGCAGCAGATGCCTCAACTGGTTTTTACTTTGCACAATACAATGCTGGATATTTTTATATTGGGACAGCAAGTAATGATTTTGGACCAATTCAAGGAACTACTAATTATCCAAAAAATGCATGGAATCATTTTGCAATAGTTAGAGATAGTTCTGGAAACTTAAAAATGTATATCAATGGCAATCTAGAAGGAACAGATGCTATTGGAACAAGTAAAGACCTTACATCTACAGATATAACTATAGGTTCAAATAGAGCTGGTTCAAGTACCTGTAATGCGTATGTGAGTGATCTAAAAATTGAAAGTACTGCTGTTTATACTGCCGCATTTACACCTTCAACTACTCCGGCGGTTTCAGATTCGAATACTACATTCCTATTCAATCCAGAAACATCTATTTCAGATTTGAGTCAGAAAAGTGAAATACAATGTTTTGGTGATGCTGCAACATCTACAACTCAAGTAAAATTTGCTGGAACAAAATCAATTGCATTTGATGGTACAGAAGATTATCTTAGAATCTCCGCAAGTAATGACTTTGATGTTAGTTTGTCTGACATTACCATTGAGGGGTGGTTTTATACGACTTCAACAAGCGTCAAGCAATGTTTATGGGAATTTTATAGCGATGATAATAATTATGTAAGACTATTTTTTGAGGGTGGTGATGGAAATACACTAAGGTTGACTAGCAGTTCTAGTGGAACTCAACGAATTAATGTTACAAGTTCAACAACCCTTTCGATTAATACATGGTATCACATCGCAGTTACTCGCACACATTCATCAGGTGCTTGGGCGACTTATATTAATGGAACTGTTGATTCTAGTGCGTCAGGAACAGAAAGTTCTTCAGTTAGCACAGCCACTTGGCCTTTTGAAATAGGTAGAGACCAAGTTGCTACAGATCGGTATTGGAACGGCTACATCCAAGACTTCCGAATCACAAAAGGTCTTGCAAGATATACCACAAACTTTACACCACCAACAGCAGAATTAGATGGGTAAGAGGAAATACTCCCTCTTACTTTTCTTTATTATCTCTTTGACCAGATCTCATATAGGACCCAAATAGCCACTAATCCAATCAATCCCTGAGAGCCAAGACCGGCAAGGATAGTTGTAACATTTGCAACAACACTAGTTGCTGGAACAAATGGTATCATACCAACACCCAGCACTTCTAAAATAATTAACAAAGCAGCAACACTTACGCCAAGCTCAGCTAAACCTTTACACCAATTACGAACTCTATCTAAAACTTCCATCTTATAACTCCTTTTATAGTTGTCATAAGATTATTTATATATAATAAAAATTAGTTAAATTGGAGAATATCTTATGCCTTTTTGGAAATGGTGGACAAGTATTGTTGTATTAATTTTATCACTAGGCTATGTACAATATGAACTTGATATATTGGGATTTGTATACGAAAATGATCCCACAAAAATTACTATGATTATTGCAGCTATATTTTTATTAGCTACACTACGTATTGGATTTTTAAGTTGGAAAAGCCAATTTGGAGATCCTGACATCTATGCTGAAAAAGCTCCACAAGATCTATTATGGTTTAGTAGTGATGTGGTTATGTCTATTGGTATGGTAGGAACACTTATTGGATTTCTTATAGTTCTTACAACAACATTTACTGATATTGATACAACATCTGCTGCAGCAATGAAAGAAGTAATTGGTACTCTTGCTAGTGGTATGGGAATTGCTCTTATGACTTCATTGATGGGACTTATAACATCTATTATTTTAAAATTGCAATTAGTGCTGATGGAAAATTCAAATGAGGAAATATAGTTCAAATATAGCTTTTACAGATCTTTTATTTAATCTTTTAATTGGTTTTACTAGCTTACTTCTTATTGCATTTCTTCTTATTAATCCTATTGCAGAAGAAGGTAAGATAGATCCCGAAGTAGAATTTTTAATTACAATGAACTGGGATGATAGTTCTGGTGTTGATATGGATCTTTGGGTAAAGGGACCTGATGATACTATTGTTGGATTTCCAACTAGAGATGGTAGATATATGGTTCTTGAACGAGACGATCTAGGTGATAATAATGATAGATATGTTTTTAATGGTGAATCATATCTTATTGAACGAAATTTAGAAAGTCTCAGTATTAATGCAATTGTTCCAGGTGAGTATTTTGTTTCAGTTCATAACTACAATACGTCTTATGAAGATGAAAATGAAGAATATCCAACACCAGTTTTTATCGATTTGATGGATATGCGTCCATATGGAATAAAGATGTCTAAAAGAGTAGTTGTACATTTTAAAGAAGAAGTATCAGTATTTTCATTTGTAGTAGATTCAAAGGGAATGATTAGTGATATTAATGATAGGATACAAGTAAAAATTAGGCCAAAGAAACCTGGTGAAATGTCTAATTTTATAGATGGAAACGGTAATAGGGCATTACGTAGAGTGCCAAGCAATGGTGGGAGTGAGGAATGATTGAATTAGTTATTGCTTTAGCTGTTTTACTATGCATATATTTAGCTGTGTTGATGTATTACTCGAATGCTTCATTTATTTTTAAATTAATTGGTTTGCCCGGAATGTCAATTTTTCTTGTTGGACTTATTTATTTATTGATTATAAAAGCAGGTGCACCTATAGAACAATTTCCAAAAGATGATTGGAATTATGTCCATCACGAAATAATGGATGGTGGAGATAATATATACATTTGGGCAAACTATACTGAAAAAGGTAATAGATTATATAAAATAGAATACGATAGAGAAACAGCAAAAAAATTACAACAAGCAAAAAATAAAACACAAGCTGGAATACCACAATCTGGTCAATTCTTACCTGGAGGTAATTCAAATAGTTATCCATCTCTATTCATTGCAGATAGAAGTGAATTGGATGGAGAGGCTTTTATAAAAACTATAGATCCATAAAGGAGAGCATCGGTATGCCACCACGTAATCACAAAAATTGGTTAAAGAAACCAAACGTAGAATCAATTTCAAGCATAGCATATAATAATGCAGAAATATTCGAACAAGAACAAGAGCAAATTTTTAAAAAAGTTTGGGTTCCTATGTGCCATATTTCAGAGATGTACAACGTAGGTAACTTTAGAACAACACAAATAGCAGGTATTAATGTTATTGCAATTAATGAAGTGGATGGCGTTAAAGCATATGTAAACAAAGGTGAAACAAGACCAAGTGGCACATTAGAATATGTTTCACCTTATAAAGGAAGATTATTATATTGCGAAGTTAAACATGGTGGAATGGTATGGGTAACATTAGATCCAAATCCAACTCAAAGTGTTGAAGAATGGACAGCAGGTGCATTTGATTGTATTGCAGATGCTATTGAGACAGAAGAACTAGAAATTTTTCATTATCATAAAGCAGTTATTCCTACTAACTATAAACTATGGCACGATACTAATAGCGAATTCTATCATGACTTCATGCATTACTTTAATCGTGTAACAGGATTTAATGATGAATATTTTGCTAGAAAGAATATTGCATTTGATAATGGACATGTAAATGTGAGTAGCTTTACAGTTAACTATACTGAGTTTGATAAAGAAGGTGATAGAGGAGAACTGAGTTTTCCTAATTTGCCACCAAACCAATGGTACATGGTAGACTTATTTCCAGGCTTTAACTTTAACTTACGTGGTAGTGCTTATCGATCAGATAGTGTTACCCCATTAGGTCCCAATAGTGTACTAATAGAATTTAGAGGATATGGATTACGCAAAGACACTCCAGAAGAAAGACAAACGCGCATCAAACATCACAATACAATTTGGGGACCATTTGGACGCAACTTACATGAAGATCTATTAGGTGTAACTGGACAGGGTACAACAATGAGAGAAGGTACAGAAGACAGACATATTTTACATGGAAGACATGAAAACTCAACAATACATGACGAAGTTGGTATGCGTCACTACTATAGCGAATGGGGAAAATATTTAGACATGGATCCATATCATGTTTAAATTTTTTATTCAACGGCAATGGATGCATTGGTCAATACTCGGGACATTTATAATTCTATTTTCAACTTGGTATCAAGTACAAATTGATGTTGCTATAAATGAATGGTTCGGAGGTTTTTACGATAATCTTCAAAAAGCACTTGCCGAACCTGGTTCACTTTCAGCTGCAGAGTTTTATGGATCCCTTGCAAGTTTTGGCTGGCTTGCAGCTAAATTTATTATAATTATGGTAGCAACTAAATATTTTGTATCTCACTGGATATTTAGATGGCGTACAAGTATGGTAGAATTCTATCATGATAAATTTAAATATGCTCGTGGACTAGAAGGAGCATCTCAGCGAATTCAAGAAGATACTATTAAGTTTGCACGTATTATGGAAGATCTTGGTGTAGGACTCATGGATTCTATTATGACTCTTATTGCTTTTATTCCTATTCTAATAGGACTATCAGCAGCCGTTACACATCTTCCAATTCTTGGAGAAGTATCAAACTCTTTAATGTGGGTAGCACTTGCAACTGCTCTTGGTGGTACAATGTTACTTGCCGCAGTTGGTATTAAATTGCCAGGCATTGAGTATGATATTCAAAAACGAGAAGCTGGATATCGTAAAGTTTTAGTCCATGCTGAAGATGATCCAAAGGCTGGTCAGCCTAAAACTCTTGCTGAACTATTTGACTGGGTAAGAAATATTCATTTTAAATCATATATGCATTATGCTTATTTTAATTTAGCCAGATATAGTTATTTTCAAGGAATGGTTCTTGTTCCTTATTTGGCACTTGGACCAACTATTCTTGCCGGTACTATTACACTTGGTGCATTACAACAGACAATTAGAGCATTTGGTCGAGTAGAAAGTAGTTTACAATATGTTGTTAAATCTTGGGCGGTAGTTGTAGAACTTATAAGCGTTTGGAAGAGATTGAGAGAATTTGAATTATGCATAGCTAAGGGAGAAAAAGGATGAAATATGTGATTGATATTGACGGCACTATATGTAATGAAGTATTTGAACCTGATGGTAAAAAAAATTATGAATTGCATGAACCTATGATGAACAGAATTGAAAGAGTAAATAAATTATATGATGCTGGCCATACTATAAAATATATGACTGCAAGAGGTTGTGTGAGTGGTGTTGATTATGAACCTCTTACTAGAAGACAACTTATGGCGTGGGGTGCAAAATATCATGAATTAAGCGTTGGTAAAAAAGAACATTATGATATTTGGATTGATGATAAAGCCTTTTGGTCTGAAAACTTTTTTCGAGAAACTGGTGAGACATATGAATGATAAATTATCAAGCTTCTTTAGAAGATATGACTTTTGAAGAAATAAAAGAAGCTAATCGTTTCATGTGGGGTGTTAAAGGAATGTTAATACCTATAGGATATTCGACTAAAGATGTTCATGGTGTTTTACAAGGATACCTTAAACGATTATGGTGTAATTGTGATCCAAGTCAATTTGATGGATTTGAAGAAGCTTGGGAACTTGGAAAAGAAGAAAGACTTAAAAAATGGGAGAAGTGAGATGAAGTTTATTGCAGCAATGGATCATAGCGGAGGAAGCACTGGTGGCGTATTAAAACGCTATGATGTAGAATACACTGAAGACAATAAAATGGATCTAGTTCATGATATGAGACTGAGAATGATCAACTCACCTGATTTTATTCATGAAAATATTTGGGCAGCAATTCTTTATAAAGATTCTGTGGATCGGGGAGCTGTTAAAGAATTAAATGCAAAGGGAATTGAGGCATTTCTTAAAATTGATTCTGGATGTGAAGATGATGGTACTCTTAAAGTTTTTAACTTAAGCGAAATGATTATGTATGCATTAACTCATAATTGTTACGGAACAAAAATGAGAAGTATTGTTAAAACAGAACAAATATTAAAAACTGTTTTAGATCAGCAATTTGAATATGCAGAAAAAATATACGCTGAAGGATTGGTCCCTATTGTTGAACCTGAAGTACCAATTGATCATCCTCAAAAAGCAGAATTAGAAATTATTCTTAAAGATGAATTATATCGTAGTCTACAAAATTTTAAAGGAAGATGTATTCTTAAACTAACATTACCAGAAACTGCTAATTTGTATACTAGTTCAATTGAGCATTTGTCAGTAGATAAAGTTGTAGGTTTAAGCGGCGGATACACTACTGATGAAGCCTGTACCAGGCTTAAAAAGAATAAGAATATGGGAGCAAGTTTTAGTCGAGGACTAAGTGAAAATTTATTTTTTAATCAGAGTCAAGAAGAATTCAATAAAGCTATTTCAAAAAATATTAAAATGATTTACGAAGCTAGTTCATCATAGTGTAACATTTATATCACACTTTTTTCCAATATTTAAAAAATGCATCTTCGGGTGCATTTTTTTGTTTACAATTCATCAAAACTAGTTTATAAAGAATATATCAAAAGGAGATATGCTATGAAAAGAGATAATCGTACCCAGACTTTCACCGGTTACACTGCAGAAAAAATTGTTGAAACCTTTGCTAGAGGTTATGTTGATACATTTAACCAAACATTTTTCTGGAGCTCAAACGATCGTGTTCCTTTTGAAGATATGCTAACTGATTTCTTTGAAGCTGGTCTTATTTCTGATGAAGTACTTCATACTTCAAATGGTTATCGTAAAGCTCAAGTTTCAAGCTTTCTTGATGACTATAAAATTGCTCAAGCAAATCGTTCACCAGAACAAATTGCTGAAGAGCAAATGATGGCTCGGGATGCACTTGGTAATCAACCAATTGCAAATGTTATCACTGGAGAAATCTTCTAATGAAATCCTTCTTTATAAATCTTACATCAGCCATATTGAATATGGCTTTTGTATTCTCAATCTTAACCTTAATTTTTGGATAAAAATATGAACATCGCAACTCTTCGTTACACTCGCAATCTTGATGGTTTTTTTGAAACTGTTGAAACATCTCGCCATGGTGTTACTGAATTTCAAGCACTTGACTTCATCTATAGCTTACTCAACAGCATGGTTGAAACTGGCGAAATAACAATTAAAAATGTTGTCTTTATCAAAACACAAGAATTTAAAGGATTTGATGAATGCCAGTAATGTTTATATATTCAGCAGTTGTTGCTATTGCTGGCTTAGTTTTAATTACTACTGGTGCTCCAGCAGTGGGTTTGGGATTTATTATTATTGGTGTTGGTTGGAGTGTCGCAGCAATGATAAATGATATAAGGAATGACAAATGAAACGCACTGACGCATATATTGGTACATTTACTAATGATTCAAAAGATTCTGCGCGAATCAAAGACCTTCGTAAATTTGTAAAATACATGAATAAGATGCTTAAGCAAGAAGGTCTTAATCATCAATATTATATTAAGCTTCAGGGACGTCTTGGTAAAGATAATCCAAACGCCTGGAAATATGGAGCTGGTGAAAATAGCATATATGGTGGAAACCATTGTGGTCATTGGCAATGTATTCGTTTAGAAGATGCTGCTCATGCAGATGCATACATCTATAAAAGAAATCCATATTAATATCCAATTATATCCAATTATATCCGATTAATAAAAATAAGGGCCGGCGAAAGTTTGCCCTTATTTTTTTGTATAAATAGTATAAACTAAACTACTATAGGAAAAGTTTATGCTTACATTTAAGAGTTATATAACTGAAGCAAAAGGAGTAAGCGCTAAAGCGCAAGCTGCAGAAAATAAGGCTTTTGCTGATCTTGGAAATAAATTAGTTGGATCGAAAGCTATAGTTTCTCCAGCTGGCTTTGATGCTGGTTTTCCAGACTTTGCTTATAGAGTTAAATTAAAAAATGGAAAGACTATTGATTTACACTATGAATATAAAGCTGATTATAAAGCGCAAATGGGATCAATGAGAGACTGGCATTTTAACGGCAGAAAGTTTTCAACGCCAGATTTAAAGAGTGAATCTAAGAAAGAGCTAATTGATATAATGAATAATACCCCTGAAGCTATTACTAATGGTAAAAGATTATTGAAAGATCTTAAAACTTACTTTAGTAAAGACGTTAAAAAATTATATTCTGGTTCAATGACTATTATAAAAGATAAAGAAAATCGTAAAACAAAAGCTCAAGAATTTGCTAATCAAACAAATAATTATCAAATTGCTCAAATTACAGGTGATGTACTTGGCCAAAAAATTATTGATCATTACAAAACTAAATTTGTAAAAAATCTTAAAGCCGGATCGGCAGCAAGTGTATTATTTATGATGTTAAAAGATAAAATATGGCTAGTAGATACTAATGGCATTTTATCAAAAAGTGATCTGAGTGAAATTGCTGCACAGCATGGATTAACAAAATTAGATTCTTTAAAAAATTTATCAGCAAAGCTTGAAGTTCGTATTCAGCCTCGAGGACTAAATAGTCCGAAAAAACACGCATCAATAGACGCTATGGCTAGTTTTAGATTGGCTAAAGCTCCGGCTGGCGGCGGTAAAGTAATATAGGAAAATACAATGCTTAATTTTAAATCACATATGAATGAACCTCTTAATGAAAGTGCTTTGACCGCTCTTCGTGTTGCAACAAAAGCTCATAAAGGTCAGTTTAGAAAAAGTGGTGGAGAATATATTGCTCATCCAAAAGAAGTTGCTCGATTTGTAAAACAATTTAAAAGGTCTAATAACTTATCAGCTTTGATTCAAGCTGCTTATCTTCATGATACACTTGAAGATACAGATACTACATATCAGGATTTAGTTAAACAGTTTGGTGCTCTTGTTGCTGATATGGTTCAAGAATTAACTACTGATAAAGCAGCATCTGATGCAATTGGTAAAGGTGAATATATTGCAAACAAAATGGCTAAGATGTCGAGTTGGGCATTGGTTGTAAAGTTAGCAGATAGACTAGCAAACGTTCAAGACATTGATACTCGACCAGCAGACTTTCAAAAGAAATATGCAGCTCAAACTGTATTGGCTATTAAAAGATTACGAAAAGATCGCTATTTAAGCCAAACACATAACAAGATTATTTCGGCTATTGAAAAGAAAATTAAGGAATACATTCCGAAAAATGTTTAGGAAACTATTATGCTTAGATTTGGAAATTATTTAACAGAACAAAAGAACACTCACATGACTCATATTGAGGATCGTGTTCTTTATGGTGGTGTGAATGGAACTCGACAGGCAATATTCGCTTTAAGAGATTTAAGGGATATGCTAGGCGGTAAAAAAGAAGGTAGAGTAAGCGTTAAGTGGGATGGAGCTCCTGCCGTTTTTGCTGGCATTGATCCAAATGATGGAAAGTTTTTTGTAGCTAAAAAAGGCATTTTTAATAAAAATCCTATGGTTTATAAAACCGATGCTGATATTGATGCTGATACTAAAGGCGATCTAAATACTAAATTAAAAGAAGCTTTAAAGTATCTGCCTGCCCTTGGAATTAAAGGTGTGATCCAAGGAGACTTTTTATATTCAAAATCAGAACTTACTACTCAATCAATTGGTGGACAGAAGTACGTAGTATTTCATCCAAACACTATTGCATATGCTATACCAGCTGGAACTGTTGCAGCAACTGCAGTAAAAAGAGCTAAGATGGGTATCGTATGGCATACCACGTATACCGGTGATTCATTTGAGACGATGAGAGCTTCTTATGGTGTTGATGTTTCAAAACTAAGAAAAAGTGCTGATGTGTGGTCTCAAGATGCAATGCTTAGAGATTTAACAAGAGTTACTATGTCAGCTAAAGAAACAGAAGATGTAAATAAAAAACTATCTGAAATAGGCTTTTTGTTTAATCAAATTGGTGCATCTACATTAAAAACTCTTGAAAATAATAGAGATTTAGCTCAAACAATTGAGACATTTAATAATACATTTGTTCGCAAAGGTGAACAAATTAAAGATACAACAAAGCATGTAAATGCATTAATTAAATGGGTCACTGCCCGCTATCAAAAAGAAATTGATAAGCGTAAAACTGAAAAAGGCAAAAATGCCCAAATGATAAAACGTGATGAATTTTTAAAATTCTTTTCACCAAAGAATAAACAAAATCTTAAAAAGATATTCGATTTGCAAAAGTTAATAATTGTTGTAAAATTAAAACTTATAAATATACTTAATAAGCTCAAGAGCATTGATACTTTCGTTAAGACACCTAATGGATTTAAGGTCACTGGCGAAGAAGGATATGTTGCTATAGACAAATTAGGTGGTGATGCGGTAAAGATTGTTGACAGATTAGAATTTTCATACAACAACTTTTCGCCAGATATTTTAAAAGGATGGGATAAACCAGGAAGATGAAAATGGATAAAAGATACACAAAACTATTGCGCGCACTTAATGAAAATAAAGATGGGCATCACGTTCACATTTCAGTTGGTCTTAACCATGACATTATGGCTGTGCATAATAGCAAAGAAGCTGGCATGAAATATATGGTCATGGGCGATGGACCAGATGGACATTTTTTAGTAAAAACAACTAGAAAGGCCCTAGGCAAAAAGCGTGTAGGGCAGTTTGTTGGGCGTAGGATTAGCCGGCATTTAGACAAACAACCTTTTCCACACGATGATGGACCACATTATTCTGTACATAAAGAATCTGTTGAAAGAGCTAAAAACGTGGCAAGAGGAATGGGTGTTAATCCCGATGATGTAATCAGAGGAATGGGAAAAGGCCCTCATGCTGAAAAAGATAAAGCAAGAGCAGCAAAAGAACCGAAAGAAACATTAAAATCTAGAGCTGGAAATGTGCTAAGAGGAATGGGTGTTAATCCCGATAATGTGGCAAGAGGAATGGGTTTTAAAGAATCTGTTTTGCCTAGTTCGATTGGCACAAATTGGGCTCCAAAAGAAGATCGTGACCGGTCTGATAGAACCAGAGCCCATCAACTTGCTAGGCTGCATCATGAAAGACAGATGACTAGAGATCCAGAAAATAAAAAATACCATCTACAACAAGCATCTTTGCATTCTGCTGCCGAAGATGCTGGCGCTGAAATCAGTCGTATTGCTCCTGGAGAGCTGCGAGATGCAGCAATTAAAGATTTTGAAGAAAAAAGTAAAAAAGCTCACGCTGGGTCAGTTCAGCACTTGGGTGCGTCTGTTGAAGTTAATGAAAAAGCACCAAAGATAGACCCAAAGAAATATGAAAAGCATATGAGTAGAAATAAGAAACCAAAGGAAATGAGTTCTACTAAAAAGGCATTGTCTGATATTAGTAAGAGGGCAGATAAAATGTCAAGAGAATCTGTTGAAGTTAGTGAAGCACACACTATGGTTTGCAAAGACTGTGGTGATGAACTAAACAAACCAACAACTGATTGTGCAAATGATTGCAGTGATCCAAATGGTAGTCATTGGATTAAAGAATATGTGAACGAAACTTCAGATGCAGCAGCTGCATCATGGGCTGATAGTAGAAAAAAATTAAATAAAGGTTTAAAACAGGCCGTAAAAACTAGAGATCTTGCTTTGCAAATAGACACTAAAATTGCTCAAAGC